TCATCCACGCTTGCCTGCGTCATAAACGTTCCAGGCGGCCTGCAACGCCTCGCCCTGCTTGCTGGCGAAGCCGAGACGGTTCAACACCGCCTCCAGCGCCGCCAGGGTTTGCAGCACGCAATCCTTGCGCGCGTTGTAGCCCATGGTGCCGATGCGCCAGATCTTGCCCTGCAGCGGGCCGAACGAAGTGCCGATTTCGATGCCAAAGTCGTTCAGCATCATCTGCCGCACCTGTTCGCCGTGCACCTGCGGCGGGATCATCACGCCGAGCACGTTATTCATGCGGTGTTCGAGATCGCCGAACACCGCCAGCCCCATGCCCCGGATGCCCGCCAGCATCGCCGCGCCATGCAGCCGGTGGCGGGCGATGGCCTGATCCAGCCCTTCTTCAAGGATCACCCGCGCACATTCGCGCGCTGCGAACAGCATGCTGGTGGCTTCGGTATGGTGATTGAGCCGTTCCGGTCCCCAATAATCCATGATCATGCCGATGTCGAAATAGTTGGAGTAAATCATCTCGTCGTCGCCGTCGGCATGCTCGGCGGTGCGGATCCCCGCCTCCACGCATTTACGGCGGCGCACAATCTCTTCAAACTGCGGGCTGAGGGTGACCGGCGAACTGCCGGAGGGGCCGCCCAGGCACTTCTGCAGCCCGGCGGAGACCGCATCCAGCCCCCAGGCATCGGTCTCCAACGGATTGCCGCCGAAGGAAGCCGTCGCATCGGTATAGAACAACACGCCGTGGCGGCGGCAGATATCACCCAGCTCATGCAGCGGCTGCAGCATGGTGGTGGAGGTGTCGCCCTGCACCGTCAGCAGCAGGCGCGGGCGCACTCGCTTAATCGCGTCTTCGATGCGATCGGCGCTGAACACCTCGCCCCACGGCGCCTCAATCGTGTGCACCTCGGCGCGGCAGCGGCGGGCAATCTCGCACAGCAGATGCCCGAAACGGCCGAAGACCGGCACCAGCACCTTATCGCCCGGCCGAATGGCGGAAACCAGCAGCGCCTCGATACCGGCGCGCGAGGTGCCGTCCACCAGCATCGTCCAGCGGTTTTCGGTGCGGAACAGCGCACGATACAGCGCCATGACCTGATTCATGTAACCGGTCATCGCCGGATCGTACTGGCCGATCAGCTGACTCGACATGGCGCGCAGCACGCGCGGATCGGCGTTGATCGGCCCCGGCCCCATCAGCAGGCGTGCCGGTGGGTTAATCTGATCGAATTGCGAGATATCCAACATGTTCATTCCCTGTCAGCTTAGTAAGTTATTGAGTTATGCCGTCAGCGTCGACATGACGTTTGTTTGCTGCCCAACAGCCTACTCCCGATAGGGATTCAGTTGAAACAAAAGATTCTTATGATCAATTAATGAAACCAAAGTAACACAATGAGGTGACCGATCCGCCTTAAACTGATTAGAAGTGAGATAAATGGAACTGAGTCTGCGAGATAATTAGGGGATATAGTGATTCTTTAGAGGATATAGTGGGACAAGGTCTGTAAATCATTTCCAGTATGTGAAAGATAAAACAGGGCAGAAAACTTCAGTCCTCTGCCCCAAAATTTACTCCCCGCCACCGAACAAATCCAGCATCGGCTGCTTGTGCTTCATCACTCGTTTATGTACTCGGTGAATCAGCTTGCGCAGCCCTCGCTCGGTAATGCCATATCGGGAACTCAGGTCGGCCCAGTTATTGCCTTTGAACTCGTTGTAAATCTGCAGATCACGAACGGCCAGCTTATAAACGTAATCACGAGGAAACGTGAAATTCTGCCCACCGAAATGCTCTGCCAGGAAATTTGCCACCGCCAGCCCCAGATGCTCGGCCTGCTCAGTTGAACACCCATAGTCAGATGCTGTCTCGGCGACATGATCAGCAACCTCAGATAACAGCTTATGGCGCTTTTCTTCCATTGGCGTAATCATGATCTGCCCCCCGTTATTGCAATGCGGCTTGAGCCTTCAGCTCGCGTTTCTGCCACTTCTTCAACGTCTCGATAACGCGACTGGCCTGGTCCGTTCCCAGCCACTCCAGCCGACCTACACCTGTTATACGGTGAGCATACGCATTTATCGCACGCTCCGAACTATCACGGACAAACCCCGCTTCAAACATCTCCAGCCACAATGACCGGATTTTTTTCGATTGCTCGTCTGTCGCCGTAATCTTTCCAGGTCTTTTAAATACCGGCCTGAACCCCAGACCATAAAACGCATCCATCACAGATTCTAATTGCTTGATGGTCATTTCTTTCGTTGAGCTTAAACCCGTATAGCTATCGAGCAGTTGGCGGTAGGTATCGTCATCCAGGCGACGGTCACGTTTGGCGACATGAATTAATTTTACCAGGTTAATACGGTTCATCACATTACCCCCGCGTGTGTTTTATTAGCGACACCACCCATTCAATTAATAAATAACTGCTCCAAATACTCACTGACCAGAATACAGCGCAGAATAACGCCATTAATAGCCACGTTCCTCCTCGTGAAATGGTCATGGTTTTACTCCTATACCTGTCAAAGAACCTCCCTGGCCATGTACAGCTTGGTGTAGTTGCGCCTGTTTGCCAGCCCTGTAACCGGCATCGGCAGCGTCCTCACCACCGCGACATTTTTTCGCAGCCCGAAAGGTGGACTCTTTAAATTCCATTTCTTCTTTAAGGCGGCTGTAATACGCAGCCATAAGTGTTTTCTCAGATGCAGCCACCTTGTAAATATCGATAACGGCATATGCACCGTCAACCCAGCCTTCACAGAACTGATCCGCTCGGGCGACTTTTGTGCTGGGCTTTATATTACGCCGCATTTTTGCCGTAAACTCACGACGCGCCTTTACTAATTGGCGTGACAAAACATCAAATGCATATGCCGCGATTTCCGGCCTTTCATTAGGGCCGAAGAATACGACAGTCCGTTGGCCGCTCGAAAGAAAGTCACGCTTATATTGGTAATAGCAATCAACACCAAATGCGCGGCAAATCATGTTGGCCAGGCTATTCATATATGCCGGGATTTTCTGCGCCTGTGATGGTGCGCCTTTACTGCTGGCGCGACCAATTTCCATCAGGTCAATATCCGTCTCAGTGAGACTATGCTTGCGCATTAATGCCTGAGCCTGGCTCAGTGCATTAGCAGCTTCATTGCTGTTGGTACTGCGTCTGGCCAGGTTAAGCAGCTTCTTGATCTTCGCCAGATACTTTTCATTGTTGTGGGTCATAGTTAACTCCCAGGCGTTCTGCCAGCCGCATGAGTTTTTGCCGCTTGTGAAAATCGATGGCCGTATCGAGGCCGTTCAGGCGAAATTGCTCGATCATGATCTCCACGTCGGCCATTTCGCTGGCCAGCTTCATTTCGTCGCTAAGGCCGTTCAGGTTGCGCGACACCTCAGTACTCAGTTCGCTGGCCTCCTCGGCCAGCTTCAGGAGTTGAGAGTCTGGGCCAAAGCGTTTCATGGCCAAGCGGTACAAAGTCGAACGGTTAGTCGCTATAGACATATCCCCTCCGAATAATCATCGTGAGGTAATGGCTGGAGCTCGCTGGTGGGCACAAACGCGTTGTAGGTCTGCCCGCAATGCGGGCAGGCCAGGATAAGGTCCACACACCAGGTGCCGTCCTGCCCCTGCGTAATGGTTGCCTGCTCGGAATCGAGCTCATCTACATCTTCGCTACAGGTTTTGCATTGCAGGCTCATTGGGCGATCTCCTGTTCAAATGGTACTATGGCGAAATCTTCCAGGTTGCGATTAATAGTGATGCCCGGAATATCTTTTACTGCCGCCTGTTCGTTCAATATCGCGTCCTTATTAATTTCCTCCTTGGAACGAATAAATCGAGTCAGCTTGAGTCTTTTCAGGGCAGCAATAACTGCCTCGGCACCGCGTATCGTGCAGCTCGGCGGTCGGTTACGCCAAATCACCTCGCCGGTAGTCAAATTGACGGTCTTTGTTTTTCCGTCCTGGGTCAGTTCGGTGCGATTGGCCTCGCACCAGGTCTGGATGCCTTGTTGCAGACCGCTTATCTCGACCTTCAGTCGTTCAATCTCCGGCGAGTGGTATTGCGTTACCGCTGCAATCTGGTCATTCATTTCCGTTTCGATACGGGTTAATTGACGCTGTAAATCGCCGAGGGATTTAATACCGTCAATTACCTCAGTTTTCGTTTGCGCGGCGTACGGAACCGCCGCAGCTTTAAGCCGCTTTTTACCTTTTGCCATTTTTAAATACCTTTCGTGTGGTTGGTTATTTAACTATTTCGAATGTAATGTTTTCCGGGTCATTCTCGAAACTGCTGTCGTTGATATTTAAGTCGTATTTGCTGGCTATTTCTCCTATGCGTGAATCCAGGTCGATACCTTCAGAACAGATATGCTGATATTCGTCAAAATCGGCCTTATCCATTTCTACCGTTTTATCCAGGTGAATATGCATATCGGCGGTAATGCTGACTTTGATTTTCTCACCCATTACCACGTTCCTCCCAAACAACCCGGCATCTATCCAGCTGGTACTGGAATTTTTGATAGCGTCCCTGTTCATCGGTGCCCGTTGAATATCGAACCGCTTTACCCTGGGCCACCATTCTGCGCGTGGTGGCGTTCGGGTGAATGACCACTGTCGGTCGGCGGCCTTCTTCGATGTCAATACGTTTAACCGTAATTCCCTGGGCAGATAATGTGGTAACCGCTTTGCTTGTGGTGATAATGGCTATTTGAATTCCCTCGCTTTCCACCACCAACGATAATTTATGAGTAGTACGCATAATCCCTCCGACCTCATTAATTAATAGTTAAATGCCTTTAATTACGTCGGCATTAACCACCGGCACGCCGATTTGGGCGGCGAGGTTCATTGCCGCGATGGTTAAATTGCTGACGGCCAGCGGGTATAACAGGCTAACAACACCTTTGCGGCCGCCGATGTTACTGCTGAGCCTGGCGCGAATAGCGTCGGTGGCGCTGGCGTCCAGAACCTCTTTTACCGATTTACCGGCGCGGTCAAACTTAAACGTCAAAAACGCCTCCAACTGGGTATCCAGCGGCAGCAGCTCGACAACTTCACAGCGCTGTACCACCTCGCGGACCTCCTGATTGCGTTCTGACAGCTTCATCGCCAGCTCCGGCTGGCCGACCAGCACAATGGAGAGCAGTTTTTTAAACCCATTCTCTAGCTCAAAGAAGCGTTTGAGGTGCTTCAGCGTCGGCAGCGGCAGCGAGTGGGCCTCCTCAATCACCAGAACATGGCTGTAACCGGCGTTGCTGCTGTCTTTCAGCACGCGGTGGAGTTGGCGGAACCGGGCCTCCTGGCTGCGTTTGACGCCCTCCAGCGGCGCGAGAGTATTGATGATCGCCTCGGCGATCGACGCCGCTTTCAGGGTCTTGCCCTTGTTGTCGTTGTCTTCCATCGCGATGATGTACGGCTCAATCACAATCACCGGCGCATTTTCGCGGTTGATGCGTTCAATCAGGTCGCGGCGCAGCGTGGACTTGCCCGCACCGGACTCACCGACCACCGCCAGGAAACCGCCGTGGCGCGCCGTCTGGAACAATGCCTCACGGACGTAACGAATGTCCGGGGTCGTGAACACATCCTCAGAGCCCTGCAGGGCGTCGTCGGCGAACGGGTCGCGGAACAAACCGAAATGCTTTTTCGTTGCTGGATGTAATACCTGTTTTGCGAGTAACATATTGTCGTCTCCTTCCTTATTTGCCTGTTGCGAGACATTGGTGCAGGCGGTGTCCGCCGCCTGCACCTCTTCAAATGCGCCAGCTGTATCCAGCCCGCGCGCTGCTAAAAATTGGCTGATGCTTTCCCGCACCTCTGCAGTGCGGCGTTTTGGCCAGATGCCGTGGTTCACTATCTGCGAAATGGTCGGTTGAGAGACCTGGGCAGCGTCAGCGACCATCTGCTGATCAATACCGTGTTCCTGCATCAGCGCCTTCAGTACCAACATGCTGCCTCCTATTGGCCGTTAACGACGCTCAGCGTCACGGTGTGCTTGCCAGCCAGGTCACCGGCAATCGTGTCGATATCGTCCGCCGTAACGCCGTCCGGGAAACGCTGAACCAACTGGTTATAGTGCTGTGCCTGCCACTCCCGGCCCTGCGCCGTGAATATCTCCCGCAGCGCTTTCGCTGCCTCAACGTGCGTCAGCGGACGCTGTTCTATACGTGGGCCGCGCACATCCGACTCCTGGCCGCGTTTCGGCAGGTAGGACGGCAGCTCGGTGTCGTCAATCGTGCGATACGGGTCAAACCGCCCACCAAACGGCAGTGCTTTGGCTTTACGCGCCGCCGCTGCGGCGTCGGCAGAGTCGGTGCCGGTGACAATTTGCTCAATCTCCTGATTGACCTGCTGGGTGACGGTATCTGCCGGTTTGCGGTAGCTCTCGCCGATGATCGCGGCGTTGGTTGCAAACCCAAACTCGTTCTCCGGCACTTCATCCACCAGGTGGTAAAACTCGTGTCCATCTTCACCAACCAACACAATTTGCGCGGCGTCGGTACGCCACGGATTACGTGTCACCATCAGCGACTCGCCAATCATCACGCCAGGTACACTTGAGACGTCGTACTGGCGGCTCTGGAACGATATTTCCAGCGTCGGCTGGACCTTGCGCGACACAGGCGTAGTGACCGCCAATTCACGACAAATCTCCACCGAGGGCGCTTTAATCAGCTGTTCGGCGGTGATACGCAACCAGATATCGTTGCGGCAGAAGCCGTGGCGGCTATGGATAGCCGTCGCGTTAAAGTGGCTGCGCCACTTCTTCGCCATCGCGTTCAGCTCGTCCAGGCTGTTGACTGTGACGAATTTCAGGCCCGGTTCGAACTTGCGTTCGATGATGTCACGGGCTTTCTCGACCTGGCCGGTTGCACGGGCGTTCCCGGCCTTGTGGGCGATCATCTCGATGCTCAGTGCCCGGCACAGGTTTTTTGTCATGGCGGCGGTGTTGGCAGAGCCGGGGTCCATGAATAGAATTTTCGGCACACCGTGCAACACATCCGCGCCGCCGCGCTCCTGCATGGCGTTAATCAGCACCGAGCACAAGTTCTCGCCGGATTCGGCACCGAGGACGTATTCGACGTAGATCCAGCCGCTGGTGTGGTCGGTGATTTCGTAGCTCCAGACGCGGTCGTGGGCGATACGCGCCAAATTTTTTGGCTTGTTCTTGTAGAACTCAGCGCTGTCCATCACCTGCAGGCCGGTGGTTTTCTTGCCGTTCTGCAGGTAGTAGAGGGTGCAGAGTGAGGCATCGACCAGCCAAACGTGGTTGGGATGCAAGCTGGCCAACCGGGTGCTGGGCTCTGGTGCCATCAACTGGTCGGGATGCACACCGTAGGCCCGCATGGCGCGAATAATGGCGCTTTCCGATAATGGACGAACTTCGCCCGTGCTTTCATCGATGGCTTCGGCTGAAATCATGCCGTTGGCCCGCAGCTCTGCCACCGCGTCGGCGACTGCATACAGGCGCTTGCCGTTCTTGCGGGTAGATTCAGTCAGCAGTGCGGAGATCATCATGGCATCCTCGCGCGTCAGCGCACTGGTGCCCGCATCCGTGCGGCGTTTGCGTGTGTCTGTCATCGCGACCTCCTTGATTTTTCGTAACAGCGTTGCGCGGGATATACCCAGCTCAACGCAGGCCTTTTCATAGATAGCGCCGCGCTCACCGTGCCCGGCATTGCGGGCAGCCTGCGCTATCGCAACCAGTCGTTCGGTCAGGGCTGCGCTCATATCACATCACCGTAGCGTTGTTGGTGTCGTTATCCGGCAGGTCAACCCAGTCCGGACGGTCATTGCCGGTGGGGGCTGACTCCAGGTCATAGGTATCGCGCAACTGGTTGACCGCGCGTTCGACCTGGCATAGCAGTCCGGCCATAAAATCGTATGGCGGGTCAACCTCATGGTCTGAACAATGGGTAGTGAGAACAGAGAAAGCCTCACGGAGCTTGCCGCTCAAGACAGCCTCAGCCTCATAGGCGATGGCGCTGACTTCTTTACGCAGCTTTTCAGCCTCAACGTCCGGGGCTGGCGGCTTGATCTTCGACTGTTTCTGCAGCTTGGTGGTCAGGTCGTCAATCTTGGTGTTTTTGTCGGACAACACGCGGCGCTGGGCGTCGGCATCTTCGCGCGCTTCACGCAGTGCGGCTTTCAGCTCGCGGCTAGTCATACGGTCGATATCGTCAATATCCAGGCCAGCAATAGTGCCGCCTTCGGCGAGCGCTACCAGCTCGTCGTCGTCTTCGGTCATCAACTCGAACAGTTTGGTCTTGCCCAAATGCGCAAGCGCCTGCGCTTTTGACTCCAGTTTTGGCGATAAATATTTGAGGGATGCCTGCATCATGACCTGCGCTGTACGCTTCGAGAGCGCCAGCTGGGATTCAATAATGTCGGTGAAATCACCGTGCGGTTCGTTCTCCTTGAGAATGACCAAGCGCTTACCCGCTTCAAGCATGGCTTCAGCGCTTTGCGCCATGTAGAACTTGGTCTCATGAACGATACGAGAGCGCTCATACGGCAGGCCTTCGCCAAATTGCTCCATGATCTGCTGCTGGTGCAGAGCCATTTGGTTCTGATTTTCGCTCAGGTCAGCGGGTAAAAAGGTGTCGCCTACCATTGGTGCCGGTTCGTTTTTAGGTCTGGCCATTTGTCTCTATCTCCTAACGTGTTCCAGCCATGATGCGCTGGGTGGTTTCATTCATGCGGGCCTGCATGCGGGACATGTGATCGGCGTGAGCCGTGGCGATCTGCAGCATTTGGATGCTGTGCGCGTAGCGGCCGTTGTCGAGTTGAATCACAAGGCCGACGTCAACCAGAGTGGCTAAGTCGCGGCTGATGTTGGCTGGAGAGACGTTCAACGCTTTGGCCAGCTCGCCGTTTGACAGGCCTGTCATCGTGTAGCCCTTGAGGGCAATCAGTACTCGCAGCGCGCGTGTTGCTGATGATGAGGTGCCGGGTTTCTTGCTCATGCTTTACTCCACATTTCCAAGGATGCCAGGGGTGACTTCCCCGCCAATTGCGACAGACAGGTCTCGCAAAATCTTGTACGTCAACCTGCCTCGCGGTAGCTCTTTTTTACCGGCCCAACGGCTCACCGCCTGAGTGACAGTGCGTGGCTCGTAACCTGCACCCAGCGCGAACTGGCGAAAGTTACTACCACGCTCAATCAGACGAGCCTGAATCTGTCGTTTGTTCATAGTCTGGTTGTTCCTGTTGGGTTATCATGTACTCTATTGGGTCTATTGTACGCACCCAAATGAACATGTCAACGAGAGAAATGCACCCGAATGAGCATAAAAGAGAGACTTAGACAAGTCATTGATGTGAAAGGATTAACAATCAAAGAGCTTTCTGAGCTTTGTGCTATCCCGTACAGATCTCTGCAAAATTATCTACGAGGAGAGCGGGAGCCTAATGCTGATGCACTGGTTACATTGAGAACCCATTTGGGTATATCTATAGATTGGCTTCTTACCGGTAACGGCTCGATGTTCCTGGATGAGAAAAAGATAGATGTGCAGCAGGCAAGTAACTCTTCGTTTAGTCATAGCGACTTAACATTATTAGAACTCTTGAATCAGCTTGATCCTGATGTCCGAAGGGACCTAATGCGAGGCGCTGAGGATAAACAGCGAATGATAGAGATGGAAAAGAAAATTGAGGAACTATCTTCAAAAATAGCCGAAAATAAAAAAACAGGCTGAACTGTTCCCATTAAGAACATCATTTAAGGATTGAGGTTTTAAAATGCATAGAGTTTTATTCATCGCCTTGATGCTCATTCTGTCTGGATGTGATTTTTCAGAACGCAATATTAAAGACTTAGCTATTTCATCCGTGACAAAACAGCTCAAAGACCCTGATTCAGCAAGGTTTTCTGATGTAAGGCTGAAAATTTCTGAAGATGGTAGCGTCTTCAACGTATGCGGTCTGGTTAACGCGAAGAACTCATTTGGGGCTTATAGTGGTGATGCTCGCTTTGTTGTAGCAGGGTACAAAAATGAACAAAATAATGAATATGCTATTTATTCATCAAAAGTAGATAGTTCGCCCTCATCTCCAGATACTGATGGCAATGGAACTATTTTTGAAAAAATGTATTGGAACGCCTACTGCCAAGATAAACATGAGTAATTTTAAAGCGGTGCAGTACTCACTGCACCGAGATTTTCACCAGTTTCTGATAACGAGTTCTTTATGTTGTGTGGCCGTTCTGCCTGCTCCTTGGAGAGTGTAATGGATACCAACGCTCTCCATGTGAAGCCCCGCAAAAACTTCCCGCATTTCAGGTATATCGTTCACTGAGATCAACATATTGCCCGCTATCGACCTGGACAATTCAGCCATCACCACGTAGTTCTCAAACCTAAAGTCCACGCCATACCCTTCGGTCTGCCAGTAAGGTGGGTCGCAGTAGAACAGCGTATGCGGCCGGTCATAGCGTTGGATACATTTGGCCCAGTCCATGTGCTCAATACAGGTGCGTGCCAGCCGCATATGGGCCTGTGATAAATCCTCCTCAATCCGCAACAGGTTGAAACGCGGCGGTGACGTTGTTGCCGTGCCGAAGGTTTGCCCCTCGATTTTGCCGCCGAACGCCTGCTTCTGCAGGTAGTAGAACCGTGCAGCACGCTGAATATCAGTAAGCGTTACCTCTGGCGTGATCTGCAACCATTCGAACATCTGCCTGCTCACCAACGCCCACTTGAACTGCTGAATGAACGCTTCCAGATGATGCTGGATCACCCGATACAGATTTACCAGTTCGCCGTTGATGTCGTTGATCACCTCGACCTTGCTGGGCGATTTCATGAAATACAGTGCCGCTGCACCGCAGAACGGCTCAACGTAACAGGTATGCTCGGGGAACTGAGGCAGGATTTTTTTAGCCAGGCGGCGCTTGCCACCCACCCAAGGTATGATCGGGGTCGATTTCATAAACTGTAAGCCTTTTTCATATGATGAAAATGCAGTAGGCTTAATCTGTCTCGCGAGACGGACTGAGCCTTGGGTCGACTCACAGGTACCAGCTGTGTTGTTGATGGCCTGTTGGGTGTTCCACCACCCTGCAGGCCGCTCTTTCTCCAGAAACGCTAACACTAAGAAAACGAAAATTAATCTGTCCTTGGACTAACAAAGTCTGGGGATGAGTAGATTTGAATAATTTTGCACAGCAAACAGGAAGAGATAACCGTTTGTTATCAATGAATAAAAAGGATGAATAGCCAATGACTGAACAAGCCATTGAAGTCAAACACGTTGTAGTTCACGTTTTGGTAAAAAAACAGAATGGGGATGCTTCAGAGCAATTGAGCCCTGAAGAGCGTCAGGTTACTAAAGCCTCCCAGCGCCTGATTAACGATATCTGTGCAAAATATGCAGGTCGCACAGGTAAAGGTTACGGCTATTTTGAAGGTGATACAGATAACTACCCGATGGAACGGATGGCTGGTGATTATCTGGACGGCGCTGATGATTTTTACCATAGTTCCTGCAGGATGATGCATCACCTGACAGAACGCTCACAGCGAGAGAATATGGCTACCGGTGGGTTCGTTCTGTTCGCTCACATCATGATAGGACGAAACGAGCATCTTCTCATTGCAATCGTTAATGCTACCGTTGGGTCAACCGTTGATGACGATCTCATCATTAAAGACAGTACCTATCTGGATATAGCAAAGTTGCGTATGGCCGGTCGTATTGACTTAACAGCATGGAAAAGTGACGCGGAACGCTATATCAGTTTTCTTAAAGGTCAGGGAAACGTATCAAACTATTTTAAACAATTCCTCGGTTGTAATGATGTACTGATCGCCAAGCGTGAATCAGAGAAACTGCGAGATACTTTGACTGCATTTGCAGTTGAAAAAAAACTTGAAGGTGCAGAAAAAGACGCATTTCTTAAGACAGCTTTCGAGCATTTGAATGCTTTAAGCAAGGCTAGTGAACCACTCAATCTTGAAACTTTTGTTAATGCTGTCTGGCCCCAGGCACCAGAGGAATTGTCTGGTAAACTTGCTTCTGAAGAGTTGGAGTTGTCGGATGGTTTTGTGCCTGACGGTCGAGTCATCCGTGCGCTGGTATCTTTTAAAGGTAAGTCAAAACACTGGGAACTCAAATTTGACCGGGAAGGGACAACATCGGGGGATATTGACTATGACCCTGAGACAAATATCATCACTCTGCGCAACGTGCCTGAAGAGTTTAGAGAAATGTGGCTGAATGAGGTTTAATCGTGACGATTTCGTTTGAGGCACTGACAGATCTGTACCGTCGCATGGAATTCCGTGATGAATGCCGTGTCGGGACGATGTCGCTCTCTGACCAGCCTGAATGTGATCTTATTAACACATTGCTTGACGATCCACGTGAGTTCGGACTTTCTGTTGAGACAGGAACGGTTGCCCCAGGTAATACGATAACACTTCGCATAACCCCACCAAGAAGTGGCCTTGGGCTTGTTTTTGCCACGTATAAAATCCTGTTAAACGCACCAAAGCATCAGTGCCAGGAACCTGCGAAGTATTTCATCCTTGAGGCGAAGTTTCGCAATGATGATGCTGAGGTACCTACTTTCATTAGTAACTACCGAGCTATTCTGAAGTTCGTTGACCTGCTTAAAGAAACTGCAGCTTATTTCGACGTATCCACCTGTCAGTTAGTCTTTCTGAGAAAAGAAGTTATTAAGTTATCGCCACTCTTTTCAGCGGAAACCGTGCAACAGCTGAAATGTGATTGTCTCGGCAACCTTATTGCTTGTTTCAACGACGATACCCACAAGGACCAGAAGCTAGACATTCTGATCGAAAGCATTCAGGCAGTCTGTGAAGGGGTTGATTCGCAGAGAATGTTTGCATTTTTACTGGACAACATTCAGCGCCTGCATGAAAAGTTCCTGAAAGGATATCGAATCTATTCTTCCGGATTCTCTTACGACAAGGTGATGGACCAGCTTCGCACAGCAAAAGTTGAGGAGATGGGGAAGATCCACAAAGCGTTTTCGGATATTCAGAACCATATTCTTGGCATCCCAGTGGCTTCAGTCGTTGTCGCCACCCAATTCAAAGAGGCCTCAACATGGTCAGGCCAGGGAATCACAAATACGATAATTCTGCTGGGATGTATTTTTGCTGCAACACTAATCTGGCTGGCTCTATCTAACCAGATGCAGTCTATGAGGGCCCTGAGTGACGAAATCGAATACAAAAAAAAGCAGGTAAATAAGGAGTACTCTTTCATCAAAGATGATGTGGAAGGCGTGTTTAGTAGTATTAAAACGCGGCTTAAAACACAGAAGCGCACCTTCTGGATTATTCGAGGGGTACTGGTCATCGGTATCATCACAGCGCTTGTGGTTTATTGCTGGTACACAAAACCCGTTCTTGATTGGATACAGCTTCTTATGGATAAGATTTTCCCTTCCGGTGGTAGTTGACATCGTATCTTCATTCCCTTGTAAATATTCTGCCCGGGGGCAAATTACACCACCTATCTGAATACCTCACACTGACTCCTGATTTATCCGGTCTTTTGGCCTATATCAGGAGAACAACATGTCACTACTTCACAAAGTCCGTCACCAGCGCCTGCGCAACTGGATCATCCTCGCCGTCGTTCTGCTGCTCGCCATCGCTATCGTTTCGCCGATGCAGCTCGGCGTCACGCTGTACAAACTGTCGCTGGTCTCTATCGCCGCCATCCTCGGTTATCACCTCGACCGCGCGCTATTCCCGTATGCCAGCCCCGGCAGCTACCTGATCGACGACTGGAAAGAGACCCAGGGTAAACCGCCGGTCCCCTCTGGCCGCAACGAGCCGGAGTTCCCTGTCGCGACCGGCTACGAGCTGGTGTTCGCCGCTGTATTGCTGCGCCGGGCGCTGATTGTCTCCGCCATCTGTATCGGCGTCACGATGGGGTTATAAGCATGAGATGCCTGCTCTCTTGCCTGTTTCTGCTGCTTAGCGCCTGTCATCCGGTGGCCGCGGCTATCCCTGAGGATGCCCGGCAATATCAGCGCGAACTGACCCGCAACGCCCGCATAGTCTGGGGGCTGGATGCGCCGGTGGCGACATTCGCCGGTCAAATCCATCAGGAGTCGACCTGGCGTGCCACGGCAAAATCGCCCGTTGGGGCACTCGGTTTGGCGCAGTTTATGCCTGCGACAGCGGGCTGGATAGCGGGCATCTACCCCCAAAGCCTCGGCGACAATCAGCCCTTGAACCCGTCCTGGGCGATGCGGGCGCTGGTGACCTATGACCGTTGGCACTATGACCGTATCACTGCAGCGACCGAATGCGACCGCTGGGCCTACGTCCTATCCGCCTATAACGGCGGACTGGGCTGGGTGCAGCGTGACCGCAAGCTGGCTGCCTCGCGCGGCCTTGACGCCGAGCGCTACTGGAACGTAGTCGAGAACGTGAACGCCGGGCGCTCCGCCACCAATTTCCTTGAGAACCGGGGCTACCCGACTCGCATCATTTACGGGTGGCAACCGCTCTATGAGCGGGCTGGCTGGGGCTCGGGGGTCTGCCATGACGATGAATAAATGGTCGCTGTTGGGATTGCTTATCGGATTGGCCGCATCCATCTGGTACATCCGCAACGACTCATACAACGACGGTCTGGCCGCCGGTCGTCTGGAGTGCTCCCGAGGCCAGACTGAGCAAGCCGCCGACGCCCTCAACCAGTTCATTGCCGGTACTAAAGAGCTGACAGCCCAGGCCAATGCCGCCAGCCTGCAGTTGGCGCAGCAGATCGCCGACCGCGCGGCCGCCGATAACCAATCCACTCGGGAGATCCGTGATGCCCTCAAAAAAACTGCCGCTAGTCGCGTTGGTTGTGTGTTTGACGCTGGTGTCATGCAGCAACTCGTCGCCGCCCAGCAGCGTGCTGCTGCCGCCGCAACAAACGGTATTACCAGCCGAACTGGCGGTAAGGTGCCCGCCACCGGCGCTGCCGGAAGATAACAGCGCCGACGCCGCCGTCGTCGCGCTGAAAACGGTTTACGACCAGTACGGTCTGTGCGCAGGGCGTCTGGCAAACATCATTCAATGTATTCAAGGGGGTAGTTGTGGCAATTGATGAATTGCGTTTTGACTGGGCATTTCTGCAATGGGCAGTGATGGCCGTCGTCGGCGTATATACCTGGCTGATTGGCCGTCAATCGGCCAGCCAGAAAGAGCTGCTGGAGTTGCGCACCCGCATCACCACGCTGGAAGCGCAGGTGAAACAGGTACCGACCCAGTCGCAGATCACCGAACTCATCAGCAAGCTGAGCCGCGCTGAGGCGCAGATGCATGGGATGCAGGAGCAGATGGCCGCGACCTATCGTCGTACCGAGAACATCGAAGCCTATCTGCTGCAGAAGAAATAACGGAGGACATCATGAGTTTTGCCGACTTCCTGCGCGAAGACCAGCGCCTGGTCATGTTGCGCTTTCTGGCCGAGATGCCGAGCTACAGCTCCAACAGTTCGGTGATTTACCAGGCGTTGACGCGCTATGGTCATGCTCCGAGCCGTGACCAGGTCAAGACCGAGTTACGTTGGCTCGAGGAGCAAGGGTTGGTGCGTATCGACGATATCGAGACCGTGCTGGTCGCACGCCTCACCGAGCGCGGTGCCGATGTCGCTGCCGGTCGCGCCATTGTCCACGGTGTCAAACGCCCTGGCGCGGGAGGCTGAGATGGGCCGTAAATCGACCATTCACAAGTTGCCGACCGACGTTCGGGCGCATATCGAACGCCGCTTGCGTGAAGACCAGCTGACGCTGGATGAGCTGCTGGAGGATATTCGCCAGCACTTCCCTGATACGGATGAAACCCCGAGTCGCAGCGCGCTGGGCCGCTATAAACAATCATTCGGCGAGATGGTCAGCCGCATGCGTGAGCAGGACCAGATGGCACGCTTGCTGGTGAGCGAGCTGGGCGAGAACCCGGACGACCGCGCGGGGGCGCTGATGGTTCAGGCCGTCACCACATTGACCACCCATGCTGCATTCACAGCGCAGCAAGAAGCCGATCCGGATATCGATACCGTGCGTCACCTGGCACGCGCGGCTAAAGATGTTCTGCAGTCCCGTAAGGCCAGCCTCGACGAGCGTCGAGAAATTGAGTGCGCCGCCCGCGAGCGTCTGTTGAAAGAGCAGGAAGAGAACCTGCAGGAAACCGCCCGCGCCCAGGGCTTGAGCGAAGACCAGGTGCAGTTCTGGCGTGAGCGCGTATTGGGGATCAAGTGATGAAACCGTTAGCCTCCACGGTCCGTACCGTTGAATGGGACGAGTTACCCGCCCGCGCCCGTGACATCCCGTTTGCCTTCAACCCGTTCGAGGACGGTGTTTTGATGGCGCACCAGGCTGAATGCCTGAGTTATGACGTGTCCATTCTGGCTATCCCGAAAGGCCGCCGAACCGGCATCACGTTCGCCTGGGGACTCAACTCCACGCTGATTGCCGGTGCGCAGAAAGCGGCTGGCGGCGATAACGTCTACTACATCGGCGACACCAAAGAGAAAGGCCTGGAGTTTATCGGCTACGTGGCCAAATTCGCCCGCGTGATTGCCGCACAGCAAGCACAAGAGGTATCGGCGATCGAGGAGTTCTTGTTCGAGGACCAGGATGACAAGGGCAACACCCGCATGATAACGGCCTACCGCGTGCGGTTCGCCAGCGGTTTCCAGGTAGCCGCGCTGTCCTCACGCCCGGCCAACATCCGAGGCCTGCAGGGTGTGGTCGTCATCGATGAGGCGGCATTCCACCAGGATGTCCAGGGCGTGCTGGATGCTGCAACTGCGTTGCTGATCTGGGGGGGACGTATCGTCATCATCAGTTCACATAACGGCAAAAATAACCCGTTCAATCAGTTCTGTACCGACATTGAGGCCGGGCGCTATGGCAGTGATGCGGCGGTGTTTACCGTCACGTTCGATGATGCCGTAGCCAACGGCCTCTACGAGCGTGTCTGTGCGATGAAGGGTGAGACCGCCACGATTGAGGGGAAGAAGGCGTGGTACAGCCGTATACGCAACGCCTATGGCCCGCGCAAAGCGGCGATGCGCGAGGAGCTCGATGCCATCCCGCGCGACGGAAACGGCGTATGTATTCCCGGCGTCTGGATCGAACGAGCAATGCCAGAGGAACGGCCGGTGCTGCGCCTGGCGCTGGATGACGACTTTATCAACAAGACCGAGGTTGAGCGCGAATCGTGGGGTAATGCCTGGATTGAAATGTACCTGCAGCCGGTCATGGCCGAGTGCCTGAACCCGCAGCTGCGGCATGTGTTCGGTATGGACTTTGCCCGTCACCGACATTTCTCGGTGATCTGGCCGATTGAAATCACCGAACAGCTGCGCCGCGTCGTACCGTTCGCCATCGAACTAAACAATGTCCCGTCCGGCCTGCAGCAGCAAATCCTGTTCTGGTTCATCAAAAATCTGCCGCGTCAGTCTGGCGGCGCAATGGATGCCACCGGCCCCGGCATGGTGCTGGCCGAGTACACCGCAGACCATTTCGGCCGCCCGCGTATCGCCGAAATCACGCTGAACCGCAAATGGTACGGGGTATGGATGCCCAAGTTCACCGAGCTGTTCGAGGACAACATGATCGAGCTGCCGCGCGACGAGAACATCGCCCAGGATTTGCGGACGGTAGAAACCGTCGACGGCATTCAGATGGTGACTTCGCTGGAACGCAAAGACCTGAAAGACCCGGAGCTGGTGCGCCACGGTGACTCGGCGATTGCCGGTTGCCTGGGCAACTATGCTGCGCTCAACCTGGCGGCGGAGATCGCTTTTGAATCCACCGGCGCACGGCCGGTTTATCAGGTGCTGTCGGGCTATGGCTCTACAGGAGGCGGTGAGTTAACGGATACCGGCTTCGGTACGGTGCGCGGATTGAATGACTTTGGAGGATTTATATGAGCCGTAAAAACCGACGCCGTCCAGGCCAGGCAACGCCTGCCATGCCGCGTCCGCAACTGGGTCAGGAGTTTGCGTCCACCGGCGATGGCCGCGACATTACCCGCCCGTGGGTCGGTGCGCTGGCGCTCGCAGAGGACAGCGTTCTGCAGAGTCGCGGAGCGCCAGACCTCAAAATTTACCGTGAGGTACTGAGCGACGAGGAGGTAAAGTCCGCGTTCACCCAGCGCCAGGATGCGTTGATCTCCCGCGAGATTAAGGTCGAAGCCGGTGGTGAACGGCCGATTGATATCGAAGCCGCCGACGCCATGCGCCAGCAAATTGAGAGCCTGGGCTTTGACCGCATCACCCGTCTGATGCACTACGGCGTGTTTTACGGCTATGCGGTTGCCGAACTGATTTACGGGGTCCGCGACAATCTGTTGTGGTTCGACGAGATCAAGGTCCGCGATCGTCGGCGCTTCCGCTTCAGCCCGACAGGCGAGCTGCGGTTGCTGACACCGCAGAATATGACCGTCGGTGAGGCGTGCCCGGCACCGTACTTCTGGTCGTTCGCGACCGGCGCTGACCACGACGACGAACCCTACGGTATGGGCCTGGCGCACTGGCTCTACTGGCCCACGTTCTTCAAACGTAACGACATCAAGTTCTGGCTGATCTTCCTGGACAAATTCGGTATGCCGACCGTCGCGGGCAAGCACCCGGAGGGCGCAACACCTGAGCAGAAACGCAACCTGTTGGCGCTGACGCGCGCCATCTCGACTGACAGCGGTGTCATCATGCCGGAGGGGATGGCGATAGAAATGCTGGGCGCGTCGCGCTCGGGCGCTGCCGATTACCAGGCAATGTATAACGCCATGAATGAGGCCATCCGACGTGTGGTGGTCGGGCAGATTTCCAGCTCCGGCGGCGCGTCAAAAGGCATCGGCGGCGACGAGTCTCTGCAGGACAAAATCCTCACGTCGATCGCCAAATCCGATGCGGATGTGATCTGCGAGTCGTGGAACCGTGGTCCGGGCAAATGGCTGACCGAGTTCAATTTCCCCGGTGCTGCCGTACCGGTGGTTTCCCGCGTGTTTGATGATCCGGAAGACCTGGCCGCGCGCGCAGAGCGTGACAAAGCCGTCAGCGAAACCACCGGATTCCGTCCAACGCTGGCCAGCACCCAGGAAACCTATGGCGGCGAGTGGGAGCCGAAACCGGCCGTTGCCTCGCCGGTACCGGTGGCCCGGCCATCCAGTGCCGAGTTTGCCGAACATACGCATGGCCCGGACGCTCCGGCCGCAATGGCCGAACGGCTTAATCGTGAATTAACCCCGGTGACCGACACCTGGATGGCACAGCTGCAGCAACTGGTTGATGATGCCGAGTCACTCGAGGCACTGCGCGATGGCCTGGATAAACTGCTGCCGGACATGGACCTGGAACAGTACGCCGAGGTGATGGCACAAGCGATGTCTGCTGCCGCGCTGGCGGGACGCTATGAACTGCTGGAGGAAATGAATGGCCGGTAATGTTGCCTACGGCTCGCTGCCGTTCCGCGAGCAGCTTGCCTTTTTCCGACGTAAGCTCAACACCAAGACTGATGCCTGGACGGATGTTTACGGTGCCGAGCATGACAACGAGTTTATGGTGGCGGGTGCCAACCGCGACGATCTGCTGGCGGACTTTCGCCAGGCGATTGAACGCGCCATCGTCGAGGGGCGCACGCTGGCCGACTTCCGTAAGGACTTTGCCAGCATCGTCGCGCGTTACGGCTGGAGCTATAACGGCGGTTTTGAATGGCGCTCCCGCGTCATTTACGAAACCAATCTCCGGTCATCGTATATGGCCGGTCGCTATCAGCAGCTGATGGCCATGCGAGATTCTCACCCCTACTGGGAGTACGTCCACAGCGACGCCGTCGAGGAACCACGCGAAGAGCATCTGGCCTGGGACGGGATGGTGCTGCGCTGGGATGACCCGTGGTGGGTGACCCATTTCCCGATCAACGCCTGGGGGTGTCAGTGCGGCGTGATTGCCCGCTCGGAAGATGACCTGACGCGAATGGGCAAAGACGGGCCGGACACTGCGCCGCCGGTGCGGTTTATCGAGCGGACTATCGGGCAGCGCAGCCCTGGCGGTCCCCGCACGGTCTTTGTGCCCGAGGGCATTGACCCCGGTTTTGAGCATACCCCCGGCCGCAGTAAAGTTTTCAGCCAGGTGCCATCCCCGCGAGGCGGTGAACCGGCGGCACCGGAGCCGCCGGATGCTGCAACGGCCAGCGCTGAGATACCGTTGCCAGCGCCTCAACCCGCGCCAGCAGAGCCCTGGCGTGGGAATGCCATTGAGAGTTTCCTGCAGGCGTTTGGCGCGAGACCCAATACGCCAGCGGCGTTTCGTGATGCAGCGGGTCAACGCATTGCGATCGGGTCGGAGATGTTCGCCGCTCGCGATGGCGAGGGTCAGATGGCTGAACCTGCAGAGCGTATGCAGCTGCTCGTGCAGGCTATCCTGGCACCTGATGAGATATGGGCGCAGGTAGTTTGGTTACAGGCACTGCAGCGCGCGGTTGTACGCCGCCGTTATCTGGCACGCTTTACCCGAACTGGCCAGGCTGAACCGGTGGCGGTGGTGTTCGAAACCGGTACCGATGGCTGGGCCGCCAGCACCGAATTGACGGGAGAGGCACTGCAGGCATTTCGCCAGGGCGTGCGCCTGTACTCGCGAGGAGATGAGTGATGGCCGGAGCCACGCTGACATTCGACTATCAGGATGCGCTCAATACGCTACTGCGCACCCAGGCGGCGCTGGCAGACCCTGCGCCTTTGCTGGCGGACATGGGCGAGAAACTGCTGGAGTTTCACCAGCAACGCTTTCGCGAGCAGGAGTCGCCCGACGGCACTCCGTGGCAGTCCCTGTCTGCCCGCTATCAAAAGCGCAAGCGCCGCAATCAAGACAAGGTGCTGACGCTGGATGGGCATTTGCGTAACACGCTGCGTTGGCAGATCAACGCCAATGAATTGCTGTTCGGTACCGACCGCATCTATGGTGCCGTTCACCAGTTCGGTGCGACGATTGAGATAGCAGCCCGAAGCCAACAGGCCTATTACCGGCAGAAGAAAAACGGCGAGATCGACAACCGCTTTGTCCGCAAGTCGAAATCCAACTTCGCGCAGTGGCATACCATTCCGGCCCACCAGGTGACGATACCGGCGCGCCCCTGGCTGGGGGTGTCTGCCGAACAAGGCGAACGCCTGGTCGAACTGGCCCGGAATTACCTGCAGCGGTCGCTAAAACCGTGACCGCCGCAAACGCGCTGTAACGGCCTCTGCGCTGTTATCCGGCATGATGGTCCCAATTCGGTTGCCGAGCCGTATTATAATACGTTCTAATACGGCTATCGGCGCAGTTCCTCCCCCGCGCTAACCCCCAATAGTCATTTCCAACTCATAATTATCTGTCCGAGGGCAGATTACCCCCGCGCGTCATTCGCCCAAAATCACTCCGTAACGTTCTTTCCCGTCTACGGATGATAACGATGACCACCAAAACCTCGACCGCCACCATTGCCGTTTTTGCACCGGGCACCCATACCGCGATGGATGGGCGCACGATGACGTTCACGACCGAAGACTGTATCGATATGGCCAATAGCTATGATCCAAGTCTGTCGGAATCCCCCTTTGTGATCGGCCATCCGAAACTGACTGCCCCCTCCTACGGGTGGGCCAAACGGTTTGAGTTTCGTGACGGCTTTTTGTATGCCGAACCTCACCAGGTCAACCCGGCCTTTGCCGAGGCCTTCAACGCGGGCAGCTATAAAAAGCGTTCCCTGTCGTTCTACCAACCCAACTCACCCGGCAACCCGAAACCTGGCCATTTCTATCCGCGCCACGTGGGCTTCCTGGGTGCCGTTCCACCAGGCGTAAAAGGTTTGCCGGATGCCGAGTTCACTGAGTTCGCTGAAGGAGCCGACGATGCGCCACTGGAATTCGCCATTCCCTGGGAAACCGAACTGCTGGTTGATCTGCTGCGCGGTGTGCGTGACTACATCGTTGAAAAAGACGGTGCCGAACGTGCCGACCTGCTGATGCCGCAGTGGCGTATTCGTTCTTTGGAAGAACTGGCAGCCAATGCTGCCGATGCTGAAAACAACTCAACCATTTCACCACTGGCATATGCCGAGGAGCTCAATGTGGACCCGAACAAGAAAAACACCGTTACGGCGGAGGCGCTCGCCAAGCGCGAGACAGAACTGGCAGAGCGTGAAGCCAAATTACGGAAAGAAGAAGCCGCTGCGAAAGAGCGCGAGGCGAAGGCACGTCGAGAAGCGATCGTCAGCTATGCCGATGGTCTGGTGAAAGCCGGTTCCATTCTGCCGCGCCAAAAAACGGGGGTGGTTGAGGTTCTGCTTAGCCTGGACAGCACGCCGCTGTCGTTTGCAGATGGTGACACTACGGTGAACAAAACCCCGGAAGAGTTGCTGCGTGATGTGCTGAACGAAAAGCCCAAGGTGGTCGACTTCAATGAGAAGTCCGGCGAAGAAGGCGACGTTCTGGACTTTGCCGACGCCAGTGCCGTGGCTGACGCCGCCAACGTCTACGTCGCCGAGCAGGCCAAGCTGGGGCGCACCGTTTCCATCACCGATGCAGTCAATCACGTTAAGAAAGGAGCGAAGCAATGAATATCCCAGTCCTGACGACGGCGCACAAAGTTGAAGCGGTTGTATTGCCTCGCCAGCTCGTCACGCACGGCACCGTTACCGATGAAATCGTGCCTGCTGCAGACGGCAGCAAACTCATCATCGGGGTCACCACCATCATCGGCAGCGCCATCGGTGAAGCCGCAGACGTGATCCGCTACGGTCTGGCTCCGGTCAAATATGGCGCTGACATCACTGCCGGACAACCGTTGACCGCAGATGCCGAAGGCCGTGCCGTTCCTGCAGCAGCCGGAAACTTCTATATCGGTTTTGCCGAATACGCCGGTGCGGAAGACGACCTCGGTTCAGTGTGGATTGCACCAGGTCAACTGGCGGCGGCCGCTGCGGGCGGTTAACCCGGCTTAGCCCGAATATTTTTCGCCGGGTAACACCGGCTCTATCCCTTTTTTGGAGAGTGACAGTATGTCAAAAGCACCGTTTCCGATTGACGCGCACCTGACGGCCATCGCCATCGCGTATCGCAACACCAGCATGATCGCCGATGAGGTTTTACCTCGTGTGCCGGTTGGCAAGGCTGAATTTAAATGGTGGGAGTATGACCTCGGCCAGGGTTTCACCGTGCCGAACACCAATGTGGGCCGTACCTCTCAACCCAATCAGGTTGAGTTTAACGCGGAAGAAAAAACCTCATCGACCAACGACTATGGCCTGGATGCACCGGTACCACAGTCCGATATCGATAATGCGCCGGCGAACTATGATCCGTTGGGACGAGCTGCAGAGCGTACCTCGGACCTGATTCTGCTCGATCGTGAAGTTCGCACCAGCCGTGAAGTATTCAGCGCAGCGAACTATGCCACCGGCAACAAAGAAACCCTGAGCGGTGACGACCAGTGGAACAACGACAAGAGCAAGCCGATCAAGAAAATCACCACCGCACTCGACAAGATGATCATGCGCCCGAACGTGGCCGTTTTGGGACGTACAACGGCAACCGCCTTACGTCAGAACCCATCGGTGGTGAAAGCCTATAACGGCACGATGGGGGAAGACGGTCTGGTGCCGCTGCAGTTCCTGCGCGACCTGCTTGAGCTGGAAGACATCCTGGTCGGCAGCGCGTTCGTCAATATCTCTCGCCCAGGTCAGAAGCCTGTTCTGGTGCGAGCCTGGGCAAACCACGCGTCATTTATCTACCGCAACAAGCTTGCCGACACCCAGGGCGGCGTCACCTTCGGGATGACTGCGCAGTTCGGCAGCCGCGTGTCGGGATCCATTCCCGATCCGGACATGGGGCTGCGTGGCGGTCAGCGGGTGCGCGTCGGTGAGTCGGTGCGCGAGCTGATTGTGTCCCCGGACTGCGGTTACTTCTTCCAGAACGCTGTCGCGGGGTGAGGAAACGAGTTATGGCCGTGACCTGGTATGTCCCACTGTCCGAGTTGGCTGAGCGCCCCGGTGCTGTTGAACTGTCTCAGTCAACTTCTGCAATGGGTAAGCCGCTGGCGCGTCCGGAAATTCTGGATGCGCTGTTGCGCGGCGAGGAAACCTCATCCTGGCCACCGGCCGAGGTCGAGGTTGCTCTGGCAGCGGTAGAAAAAATCGGTGATGCCGTGGAGGAAACTCAGGGGCTTATCGACGGCTACCTGCGCAAGCGCGGTTACAAACTGCCGCTGGCCAACGTGCCGTCGATCCTGACTGGCTGGGCGCGCGCTATCACCCGGTACAAGCTGCATTCACATCGCGTTTCCGACGAGAAGACCGATCCGATTGTGCGCGACTACCGCGATGCGCTGAAGCTGCTGGAGCAAGTTGCGGCCGGTAAGTTCAGCCTGGGACTGGGTGATTCACTGCCCGCTGCCGGTGGCCCCCCGCAAATTACCGGGCCGGGCCGCACCTTCAGCATGGACTCGCTGCGGGACTACGGCAAATGAGCAGCGCACCGTTTGACATCAATCTGGTTGTCGCGCGATTGCAGGAGCTCGACCCACAGCCCTTCAGTCAAATCGGCACCATTGTCGAGTACAGCAAGGTCACCGACCTGTCGGGGTTTGCGATGCCCGGTGCCTATGTGCTGATGGGGCCAGAGCGCGGCGTTCCCGGCAATGGTAGCCGCGCCCAGGTGGCCGAAGCGGTGATCGGGATTGCGATCGCAGTACGCAACTACGGGTTAGGAGCCGAGGGATTGACCCATGAGGTCAATCCCCTTATCGGGCAGGTGCGTGACCAGTTGATCGGCTGGCGTCCTACGCTCGCCAGCACCACGGGACTGCAGTGGTTACGCGGCGATGTCCTGGATTTTGATGGCGGAACGCTGCTCTGGATGGACACGTTCCAGGTTCAACATGTGATCGGGGGCAGGCGATGCCAGAAGTAAAACTCCTGCAGCAGCATACCCACGCGGGTAAGGCTGTTGCAGCCGGTGAAACCATCACCGTGACCGAGTCCGAAGCCAGATGGCTGAAGGCACAGAAAATCATCGAGGCTGTTTTGCCCGTCGTGAACAGCGACAACCAGAACGGCCGTCGCAATAGCAAAGTGGAGGCAGATAATGGGGCAGCTTGAAACCTATTACTACGGTCAGGGCAAGGTATTCCTCGCTCGCCGTTTACCGAACGGTCGCCCAGGCGCGTATCGCTGGATTGGCGACGTCTCCGCACTGGCGCTCGCGCTGACCGTGGAGAAGTTGTCGCACAAGGAGTCCTACTCCGGCCAACGCACCACGGCCCGCAGTTTCCCGACCAGCAAAGATGGCACAGTGACCAGCACCTGGCATGAGTTGTCGGCGGAAAACCTCGCATTGGTGCTGTACGGCGACCGCGTGGTTATCCCTGGCGGCAGCGTCACGGCGGAGTTGTTGCCCACAGGCATCAAAGCCGGTGAACGTTTTGCGCTGGCGCATCAGCGCATCAGTGATGCGGTGATCGGTGAACTCGTCGAAGGGACGGATTACGAGCTGGACTACACCTACGGCGCAGTGACGTTCCTGAAGGACCAGACTGCTGCACCGTCCATTAACTACAAGTATGCCGGGAGCGTGAACACCACGTTGTTCAGCTCGCACCCCGAAAACTATGCGTTGCGATTCGAGGGCATCAACCTGGCCGAGGGCGGCGCGGCAAAAATTCTGGAATTATACAAGCTGTCGTTCGACCCGGTCTCAACGCTGGCACTGATCCAGGGCGATACCTCGCTGGCGGGGCTGGAAACCACCGCCAACGTGTTGTTCGACAATGTACAACCGAACGACCCGACCATCGGTAAATTCGGTCGTGTTATTGATGTTGCGGAGCCGGTGGAATGAGCCGCGAACCGCAACAGGCCGCAATCCCACAGGATGATGACTTATCCGTGTTGCTGTCCACCCGCGATATCACCATCGCGGGTCAACGCCTCACCGTTCGCGAGTTCACCCTGGTGGATTCGCTGACGATGAATGAGGAGTTGAAGCCGGTGGTGGCCAGCCTGGCAGATGTCATGCAAAGCGAATGGCCCTCATTCGAGGCGGTGCAGGATGTGCTGGCCACGCATGCCGCAGCGTTGCCGAAGTTGATCGCCTGCTGTATCGACCAGCCGGTCGAGTGGGTCGCTACGTTGCCGGGCAGTGACGGCACTGCGCTGATGGACTGGTGGTGGACGGTGAATCGGCGTTTTTTTATGAGCGCTGCCGTCCGTCAAATCACGCTGCGCGCAGCCAGGGAGAAACCGTCACTTTCGGCCGCATCTTCGCCACGCTCATCCGGGCAGGCCATAACCCAGACCGGCTCGGATACTACACCGCCCGCCAACTGACGCTCTACTACCGGGAGGCGCTGGCCCTGCAGGCACAGGACAGCATCGCCCGTATATTGGACGCCAACGCCGGTTTCGTCGGCGGGCAGAGCGCGACATCACGTATCAATGCCCTGAAGTGATCGGGGCAATTCCTTCTTTATATAGGGTGCTGTTATGGCTGCCGGAAACTCATCTCTCAACCTCGCCCTTCGCATCACTGCTGACCTCAACGAAGCCAAGCAGGCAGTGGAGTCACTGACCGACGATATCAAAACGGCCGGTACGACCGCGCAGGCGAGCAATCAGCAGTGGCAGGCCACTACCGATGCCCAGGGCGCAGCGGCGGACGCCACCCGCAACAATGCTACGGCGCAACAATCACTCAATACCGAGCTGCAGAACTCGGTCCTCATGGCCCAACGAGCTGCCCGCAGCGCCGAGGAGGTGACCGCCGCGCAGAACGCGCAAAGCGCGCGCGGCCATGCATTGTATCAGCAGGAGCAGAAAGCCGCTCAGGCTCAGGAAGCAGCAGCCAAGGCGGCGGAAGCGCATGGCAAAGAAGTCGAGAAGTTGAAGAAAGACCTCGACAGCCTTCTTGGTAGCATTGATCCGACGGCAAAAGCATTGGGGAAGCTCGATGCTCAGGAGGCGCAGCTGCGCAAGTCCCGCAAGGCCGGGCTCATTGACGACGGTACGTTCAACGATTACCTGGGCAAGCTGGGTACACAGCGTGAAGCGATTGATCTCATCTCCGACGGCACTGAAAAACTCTCGTTAAATTCCAGGGCTGCTGGCCGAGAACTGCGCGTTCTCGCTCATCAGTTGGTGAATGGGAACTGGCGCGATGCCAGTAATAATATCCTGTCCCTGGGGAACCGCACCGGCATGTTGCCGCCGCTGTTCAGTGCGACCACGTTGGCGATCGGCGGCACAATTGGCGCTGTGGCCGGGGCCGGTGTGGTGGTAGCCAACGTGCTGCGCGACCAGGACGAATTCAATCACAGCATTCAGCTGACCGGTAACTACGCAGGGGTGACCGCAGGTCAGTTGGAGATGATGACGCAGGCCGGTGGCCAGCTCGGCAGCAACTACAGCCAGGTGCGTGACATCCTGAATGGCCTGGTCAGCAGCGGCAAATTTACCGGCGAGACGCTGGACACCGTTTCGCAGGCAGCCTCGGCGATGGCGCAGTTGACCGGCGACTCTGCCGATCAGGTGGTTGCACAGTTCGTCAAGATGACCGACAGCGTCTCAGACTGGGCGGTCAATAGCAGCGAGCAGTATCACTGGCTGGACTCCGAAACCTACCAGCGTATCCGCGCCCTGGAAGACCAGGGGCGCAAAGAGGATGCCATTGAGTTGGCGTCCCAGGCATACAAAAAAGCGGCGATTGAGCGCCTGGGTGAAATCGAGACCAAACTGAACTGGGTCGCCCGCGGCTGGAAGAACGTCAAAGATGCTGCCGCCGAGGCCTATGCGGGCCTGAAAAGCGGCACCAGTTCAGCGTTGAATCTTGATTCTCCAGAAGAAGCGCGAGCGAAAGAAATCCAGGACATTAAACAACGCCTAAATAGCGCGGGTAGTGAAATTGAAATAGCCACCCGAGGTGAGGGTTACGCTCGCCAAGTTAGTAACGATAAAAAACGTTTAGCTGCATTGGAGTCAGAAGCAGCAGCACAACAAAAAATTGCGGCAGAAGCGACTAAACGCCAACAAATAGAAGACAAGAGCAATGCGGCCTCTAAAGAGCTTGAAAAGACCTGGGCGAACAACCGCACAGCGGTAGAGAAAGAAGCTGATGCACTGGATTTGCTGAAAAAACGCTATACGGATATGTGGGCGGCTGCAGGTGGTCGAGAAAAATTGCGCGACCTGGGCGTATCCTCCTCAGATGGCCAAAATTTTTCCGGTGGCCAGTGGGATACCGATGTTAAAGCCCTTGATCAGTCCGGTAAGAAAGCTGAGCAATACAACAAGCAACTGCAGCAGACGCTGAACCAGAAAAAGGCGCTCACTCAATTGGCGCGCGTTGAGGCCGACATCAGCAATGGTTCGCTGAAAGATGCCAGCAAGGCCGAGCAAGATAAGGCACGTGCCCTCGCCAAACAAATTGACGCTCAGACGGCTGCCAATAAGTCAGCCAAGTCAGACGCCGCCGAGACGAAAAAATCCTTTAACGAGAACCAGCGCTTTGTCGAACAGCTGGAGAAACAGGCTTCCAAGCGTGTCGAGGGAGCTGCCGCTACGCGCGCCCAAGAAATCGCGACCCGCAATCTGACCGCCGAACAGCGTAAGCAGGCGGAGGCGGCGAACGCGGCCATCACCGCCCAGGAATTCAAAAACCAGAACCTGCAGCTCCAGCTGCAGTACATGCGCGACACCGGCGATACGGCCGGAGCCAGCTTACTGGAGACCCAATCCCGGTTCGCCGATATGCGCCGGGAGTTTGAGGCCAGCGGCAACACGAAGGGGCTCAGCCTGCTGGACCAGCTGCTGCCGGTGGCCGAGACCAAAATCCGCGTCGATGATCTGAAGAAGCAACTGGATGATCTGTCCGCCTACCAAGCCCAGCAGGAAACCAGTATCCAGGCGCAAGTCCAGGGCGGCCTGCTGAATGAAATCCAGGGCCGCCAGCGCCTGGTCGAACTGCATCAGGAGGTCGGCGATAAGGTCAAGGGCTACCTGCCGCAGCTGAAAGAGATGGCCAACGCGCCAGGCGAAGCCGGTGAGAAAGTCCGCGACATGATCCGCCAGCTCGAGCTGCAGTTGGATAAGCTCAATCAGGCAGGTAATGAGCTGACGATCGCATTTCGTGACGGACTGCAGAGCGGTATCGAGAGCTCGCTGATGGGGTTGGCCAAAGGCACCATGAGCCTGAGCGATGCGGTGAAGAATCTGGCGCTGACCATCATCAACAGCATGGCGCAAATCGCCGCGCAGCAGCTGGCGCAGATGGCCACTTCAAGCCTGGTCGGTTCGTCTGGTGGGATGGGTGGCATGCTGGGCAGTTTGTTTGCGGCCGACGGTGGCCACATTCGCGGCCCTGGTACCACAACCAGCGACTCTATCCCCGCGATGCTGTCCGACTACGAGTTCGTCACCCGCGCGGCAGTCGTACAACAACCCGGCGCGCTGGATTTTCTGCATGACTTTAACCGCCACGGCATGGCTGCGCTGGAGGGATATTTGCCACGCGCCCGGCATGCGACCGGCGGATTGGCCGGGTTACCCGCTCCCGTCGCAAGTGCACCGAGCTCGATACCGGATACCTCGTTAGCGGGTCCATCAGCCGGACCGGCCATGTTGCAACCGCTGCAGCAGACGCTGGTATTCGATGCGGCCGATGCGTTCGCCAAAGGGGTGGAGTCCGTTGAGGGGGGGCGCAGTCTTATGACGGTCCTGCGCGCTAATGTCCCAACCCTCAAGCAAATGCTGGGGGTGAAATGATGGCGCTCTTCCCCTGGCTGATGGAGCCCGACTGGACCGGCGGCGTAACCGAAACGCTCGAGTGGAAAACCGACGTGCTGCAGTCGCCGAGCGGTGCCGAGCAACGTATTTCTCGCCGGTTGTCGCCACGCCGACTGTTTGAATTCAGCATCCTGGCCGATGACGTTGACCGCCAGTGGCTGGAGAATGCCGTGTGGCAGGCTGGCGGCAGCGCCTGGGCAATGCCGGTATTCCCGGATGTGACCGAGTTGCAGGCCTCGGTCACGGCCGGAGCCTCTCAACTGCAGGTCGATACGCGCGGCCGCGATTTTTCAGTAGGTGGAACGGTGTTGCTGAAAAATGCCGAGGCTATCGCGTCACCTGCCGCGCTGGTGACCGTCAGCGCGATCGGAGCTGATTCGCTGACCCTGTCCCAGCCGCTGGCATCGGGCTGGCGGGCGGGTACAGCGGTGTACCCTGTGCGCCCTGCAGTGCTGACTGACCCTCCTGCGTTTACCCGCATCACCGGTGGCCTGGCCAGCGCTCAAGTGCGTTTCCGTATCGCCGAACATAACCCATTCTCCGCAGCAACCAACCTCGCGCTGTACCGTGGTCATCCGGTGCTGGAGCCGACGGCAGACTGGTCGGAGAGCCTGACCGGCGCATATCAGCGCCTGATGATCGAGCTGGATAACGGCAGCGGTATCCCGGCCCGCCTGGACACTGCGCGCCGCCCATTTTATCTGCAGCGTCACACCTGGGCATTGATGGGACGCACCGAGCAATTCGCGCTACGCCAACTGATGTACTACCTGCGCGGCCGCCAGCGCGGGTTATGGGTACCGAGCCAGAATGATGATCTGACCCCGGCGGGTGCGCTGGCCGGCAACACGTTGCCGGTGATCCGCTGCGGCTACAGCGAAATGGGCGTCGTTCCTGGACGGCGTGATCTGCGCATCCTGCTTTCCGACGGCCGTATGCTCTACCGGCGAGTGACCGGCGTGGCCATCAGCGGCCAGGCAGAACTGCTGGCGCTGGATGGCGAGTCGGTCACCGTCCCACTGAGCCAAATCGCAAGCGTGTCATTTATGACGTTCGCCAGGCAAAACAACGATTCGGTTGCCTGGCAGCACACCACCGACGCTGACGGTTTCGCTAGCGTTACCACCTCATTTATAGGAGTCCGGGATGAGCTGGAGTGAGTTCGAATATTCGGTGGCCAATGGCCAGCCGCTGACCCTGTACGAGTTTATTCGTGGCGGCGCGGTGCATTACCGCTACACCAACGCCGATCGCGACATTCATTTCGCCAATGTCGACTGGCAGGCAGTGGCCATCAGCGACAGCGGACTCAGCGCCGGGAACGGCGACGGAATGGATATCACCGTTCCTGCCAATAACGCCGTCGCCATGCTGTTCCGTGGTGTTCCGCCCTCAAGCCCGGTGCGCATCCGCGTTTATCGGCTACATGCGGAAGATGCTGCAGCTGAGTTTCGCACGGTCTGGGTGGGTACGGTGACAGAGGCCAAGCGTGAGGCGATCGAACGCACCAAACTGATGACCTCCAGCCTGGCCAGCACGTTTTCCCGCGTCGGCCTACGCCTGACTTACGGCCGCGCCTGCCCATACGCGCTGTATGACCACAACTGCAAAGTTGATCCGCTGGCGTTCGGTGTCGGCGGGCTGGTCGTGATTGCGATGGATGGCGTCAGTATCACGGTCAATCTGCCCGAGGGTACGGCGGCGGACTGGTTCTCCGGCGGTTATGTCGAGTGGGCTGTGGATGGCATCACTGAGCTGCGCGGCCTGCGGGCGCAAAACGGCAATCAGATGAACCTGTTCGGCGGCTCAGCCGGTTTTGCCGTTGGCCAGGTGGTGACGCTGTATCCGGGCTGCAACCGCACGATTGCCCAGTGCGACAGCAAATTCGGCAATCACCTGAACTACGGGGGAATGCCGCACATGCCGGGTAAATCCCCGTATCAAATCATCAAACTGTTTTAGGAGGTCAGCATGTGGTTTGCCATTGCTAAATATGTCGCGGTCATCGTGGCGTCATATTTGGTTAACCAGGCGCTGGCCCCTCGGCCCAAAAACAACACGCCGGAAGCGGCGACGGAAGAAAGTTGGCAGTTACCCCAGCCGACAGAAGGCACGCCACAGTGTGTATTTTTCGGCGACTGCTGGACCGATGACTGGTTCGTGCTCGGTTACGGCAACTACCGCTATGACGCCATCAAAAAATAGGAGCGCATCATGAAAATCACGATGGAACATATCCGCGCCGGTGGCGGCTGTGCCTGGGGTCTGCGAACTTTCTTCGCTCGCTACCAGCTGGACTTAGAGGCATTCCTCCGCGAGGGCGGCATCGACTCTGAAAAATTCCTGGCCACCGGGGATGCACTCGCGATCAACATCGTCCGATTGGCGGAAAAAAACGCGGAGGATCAATAAATGGGTGGCGGCGGTAAAGGGTCAAAAAAAGTCACGGTTGGCTATCGCTACTCCTGGGACATCCACTCCGGCCTCGGGCGTGGCCCGGTTAACGAGATCGTCGCAATCAGCGCCGATAAAAAGACCGTGTTCGCAGGCATTGAGGGGCAGCTTTCGGGAAATACTTCCGTTTACATCGACCAGCCCAACCTGTTTGGCGGCGAGGATACCGGCGGCGAAGGCGGCATCCAGGGCACGCTCGACGTGATGATGGGCGGCCCGGACCAGGTCCCCCCTCCGTCATTGCTCAATCTGTTGACTGGGTTGGTGCCGGGTTTTCGCGGCGTGGTAACGACGTTTTTCTCTGGCCTGGTCAGTTGCTACAGCGCCAGCCCGAAGCCGTGGTCGTTCCGTGTTCGTCGTACCGACAAAGGCTGGGACAACAATGAAGGCTGGTACCCGGAGAAAATGCGTATTCTGCTGGAGAACACCGTCGGCCAGCTCGATGACGAGTCGAAGCTCTCCCCGGAGCAAGTCGCGAACCTGCGCCGTATTCACGCGATGAACCCGGCGCATATTTTGGTCGAATGCGCAACGAATCGGGATTGGGGGCGCGGTTTGTCGCTGGCCGATGATCTGGACCTCGACAGTTATCGTATTGCTGCTGACCGTCTCTACGATGAGCAGTTTGGCCTTTGTTTCCGTTATAACCGCCAAGACAGCCTGGATACGTTTGTACAGCAGGTGCTCGATCACATCGGTGCTGTGCAATATGGCGACCTCGAGACCGGCAAGATGGCGCTGAAGCTGTTGCGCGACGATTATGTGGTCGATGATCTGCCGCTGTTTACGTATGACAACGGCATCATCAGCGTCCAGGACGATGACAGCAGCAGCGCAGACACGGCACCGAATGAAGTGGTCGTGACCTATCACGATCCGGTTACAAATAGCGATGGCGAGGTCAAGGCGCAAAATCTGGGGTCGATTCAGGCTGTGGGGCTTATCAGCAGCACGGTCGAATACCGCGCTATTCCGACCCATGACCTGGGTGCTCGCGTCGCGCAGCGCGATCTGGAAATGGGGACATCCGGGCTGACGCGGCTCGTGATCAACTTTGACCGTCGCGGCGGCATTCTGAAGCCAGGCGGCGTATTCCGTGTGAGCCTGCCCGACCGAAACATCGCGAACATGGTGCTGCGTGTTGGCCAGATCAGCGAAGGCGACGATGGTTCCCTGAAAATCACTGTGGTGCAGGACGTTTTCGGGTTGCCGTCGACGTCCTACAGCACCGGCGAACAGCCCGGCGGCTGGACGCCACCCGACCAGACCGCGCGGCCGGTGACGGATATGCAGCTGATTGAGCTGCCCTATGCGGTGCTGGCGGGCACGCTCTCCGAGTCTGAACTGGCCTATGTTAAGCCTGGCTCCGGGTTTATTGGCATCATGGCCAGCGCGCCGACGTCGCTCTCAATCAACTACCAGATCCAAAGCCGCGCCGCCGGTGCCGGATTTGTCGATCGCAACCAGGGTGACTGGACGCCGTCCGGTAGTTTACTGGCGGCTGTCGGGCCACTGAATCGCACATTGCGCGTGGTGATGCCGTTCCCGCCCGCTGTAGGCGACGGCGCGATCGTGGGCAACGAGATAGTCCGAATTGACCAGGTGAATGTGTCTGCTGGCACCCTATCAGTGGGGCGCGCCTGTGCTGACACGCTGCCCGCTGAACATGCTGCAGGGACACCGATCCGATTCTACCGTGATGCCATCGAATCCGATGGACAGGAGTACCTGGGCGGCGAGAACGTGGATGTGCGTCTGCTGACGCGGACCGGCACCGAGACGCTGGCCGCAAATTTGGCACCTGTTGGCAACATCACTATGACCCAGCGCCAATATCGCCCGTACTTGCCAGGCAACATCCGGGTGAACGGTGTTCCGTATCCTGCCGAAGTGGCCCTAGCAGCGGACTATACGCTGACGTTCGCACATCGTGACCGCGTGTTGCAGGCAGACCGGCTGATTGACTGCACAGAGGCCAGTATCGGCCCGGAGCCGGGGACAAAGTACAGCGTGGCGCTGGTGCGTCAGGACACGTCCGAAACGGTTTGGACGCAGGTATTGGATGGCAATACGGTCAAGCTGCCGTACCACACCGATGGCGTGGATGCGGCTGTGCATATTCTGACGCTCAGTACCACACGAAACGGCACAGAATCGCTGTATCGCTACCAGGCCACGCTTCCGGCCGGGCGCTATATACCAGTACCGCCGCCAGTGTCGGTGACCATCCCGGCGTTGGAGGTCATTACCGGCGCTGACTGGCAAGCCGCGACGCCAGCGGAAACCACCACCGGCTCGGTACCGGAGTTTATTGCGTTGGGAGAGGCGGCTGGAGCTACCGATGGCGCGGCACCTGCATTCGTTGCGCGTGGGCTTTCCATCCCGGCTGATGATATCGACTACCCTGCAGGGACCTGGCCTGACTCACCATATCTGTTTGGTGAGCATCAGGTGCTGATGTTGGCCAGTTATTCCCAAAGTTCGTTACTGACCGTGCTGGTGCTGGCCGGTGATGCCAGCGCGTTTGTGATTGAGTCCATCACGGGAGCGTCAGCGCCGGTTGCCTGGTCAGCTGGAATTTATCGTGCCGCTGATGACATGACATTATTTACATCGTCCGACGTTGTTTTGAACGAGGGCAAAATATCACTGACGCTGCGTGAACGGAGTACCGCCTCATGAATGAAACGTACTATTATGGCCAGGGTAAGGTTTATTTGGCACGTCGTGATGGAAATGGTCGTCCCGGTGCATTCCGCTGGATAGGTGATGTATCAGCATTATCGGTAACGCTGGCATTTGAACAAAAGACGTCTAAGTCATCGCGAGGCGGAAAACTGGTTAATACACGACGTTACATGACGTCTCAATCAGGTGTTGTGACATCAACATGGCATAATTTTTCGGCTGAAAATTTGTCACTGCTGTTGAATTCAAATGTAATCCGTAATTACCCGGAAATTATAGAAAAAGAAGTGCTGCCGCAAAATATATCGGCTGGCGACCGTATTGCATTGTCCCACCAAAATGTTTGGGGAGTAGAAATTAATGGCATGATTGAGGGGCGTGATTACAGTGTTGATGCCTCCTGGGGAATGATTGATTTTATATCAACTCCCGTTCATCAGCCTGTTAGCGTTGACTATGCGCATGCCAATAGCTCAAGCATTTCGATCTTTTCGGATAACCGGGATGAGTTTGTGTTTCGTTATGAAAGCATCAATCTGGCAGAGTCAAATCAGCACATGCTTGTTGAGCTTTTTCGGCTTTCATTTGAACCACTGACGACCCTGCAACTTATTAACAATGACTCATCGATAGGAGGCGTCGATACGGCGGCTGAAATAATGTATGACATGTCTCGTCATGACGACCCGATTTTAGGTCGATTTGGGCGAGTAACAATAATCGAGACGTTAAGTGGTATTACGCATAACGGCGCTATTAATCATAACGGTGTTTATACCCACGGGGGGCAATAACGTGGCCAAGACATTACAAGAATCACCCGTTTGGGTAGATGGCATTTTCCAGTTAGAAATGACCACGCCTGTGCTCGGTGGGGATAACGGCCCGGACAACTGGCAGGCTCAGCAGTTGGCCAGCCGCACGTTATACCTGAAGCAATATGTTGACAGCTATCAGGCGGGCGAGTCTCCACTGCGTTCGCTGGATTATGCTCAGCAATTAATTAATGAAGGGCGCATTCCCGAAGGCGCGAAATTTTCCGTTCGCAGCAGCGATCCACTAATTTGGAGTATCGAGGGTCAGAACGTATCGGGCACCGCAGTATTATTACCGAAAGACCTGCCCAGCGGCGCATATGTAAAAACAGTCTCAGACCGGATACAAGAAGTTGACTCCGGTAACGAGCCGACATTTTCATCGATTGATTTTGCTGGTTTTCCTCATATCGCGTATATCGACGGTGTTTTCGCGACACCGGAATTTGATGTTTTCACGGTGCCATATCCGGGGCAATATAGCGTGGATAAAAACTTTTTTGCTGTGGCGGCTGGTGCAGGTTCATCGTCATCCTCTCAACCTGACTGGTTGCAGGAAACTATTGATTCCCTGGAGCAGCTGGCTGAACAAAGCCGCTGGATGTTGGCATCGGTTGGAAACACTGTTGTCAGCCTGGTGGCTAATTACATTCATTTCATTTATTACGGCCAGTCACTGCAAAACGGCACTGAAGCCTACCCGCGCCTGAGCCGCACGCAGTTTATCGACAGCCTGATGTTCGGTGACTCAGTGATGCCCAAATCGCCGACGGCCCCCGAATTTGTACCGCGTAACGGGGCCGCGCTGAAACCGCTGATTGCCACCTGCTGTGATGCACAGGGTAACCCGCTGACGGACGAACAAGTCGCCGCAGCTGCACCTGGCACGATTATTTACGGCGAGTCCCCCGCAGAGGGCTTTACAAACTCACTGCGCCGTAAATACCTCGACTATTTCGGTAAGGCCTCAGACCCGGAACGTGTATTTGTCGCCAGTGCTGCCGGTGTCGGTGGCCGAACAGTGGCACAGCTGAGCAAAAATGCGAACCCAAACCTCTATCAGCGTTTTGTAGATGCGATGCAGGGGGTAAAAGCTATTGCTGATGCCGAGGGGAAAAGTTATCAGGTCGGGGCAGTGGTTTATATTCAGGGTGAGAACGATTATCCCAATACCAGTAAAGCGGCATTTAAAGCAGCCACTATTCAATTGTTGAATGATATGCAGACAGACCGCATTGCGTATTTGCCAGATAATCGCAAATTCCCAATATTGACCGTGCAAACAGGCGCGTCGTATACCCGTGATGACAAGGATATGTCCGTAGGTATGGCGCAGCTGGAAATTGATGATGAACTGGATTTTGTTTTTATGGTCGGGCCGTATTACCCCTATACCAATAAACCCAGCGGGCATTTAGATGCGAATGGCACAAGGAACCTGGGCGAAAAAATTACCGAGGTAGGTTTCCGCGTTTCCGTACTGAAGCAAAGCTGGAAATGCGTCAAACTTATTAAAGCCGTTCGGCGCGGTAAAGATGTTCTGCTCGCGAAGCATGTCCCCGTGCCTCCGCTGCAGTTCAAGGCACCGCGCGTGGGGTATGTTGAACAGTCCTATGCTGACAAGGGATACAGCGCGTTAGACCGCGTTGGTGGAATTGATACGCCCATCGCTATTGTCAGTGTCGAAATTAAACGTACTTCTGTCATTCACCTGGTACTGGAACGAGAGCCTATCGGCGAATTGATTATTCGTTATGCCGATAAGACGAATCACGACGGCAACGGGATGGTGTGCGATTCAAGCCAGGGCCTGAGTCTGACTGAATACACGTTTCTGGCCAACAGTGGCATGTACCCTGAAGCCAACATTCCCGAGCTGGTCAACAGGCCTTACGGTCTCGAAAACTGGTCAACTGCATATCAAACCACTCCGGAGGTTATTTAAATGGGCATTGCAACACGCGATAAATCCAGCGATTTAAGCAACGATAAAAACGCGTTTATCGTTCCCCCGGTATTCTCGGGGTTGCTGGCCTGGGCATACCTGGGTGGGTCAATTGAGAAATCAATCCGCAACTTAGCATTTGGACAACCTGGTTTTACCGCAGTGGGTAATCCGGAAGTCCACCCCAACTTCCTGCGGTTCAAGGGAGGAAGTGATTTTCTGCGCACCAGCGTTTTCCAGCGCCGCAATCACACCATTTTCTGCGTGGTACGCTCAAACGATACATTCGCCGACCCTGCACACACACCGATGTTTATCGGCACCTTCAGTGGGCAGAACGTCGAGCTACCGGCCAAGGTTTCGCACGGCTTCTCGCTGTTTATCGTCAAGAACGACCCCGGCGCACCGATGGGCAAAATGACCGCTCAGGCTGGGGTATTTAACCCAAATGCGCCAGACACAACGCTGCCGCTGTCCGTGAACATCGTCAAAGATGTTTCGGTGTTCTCATTGATTTCACTCACCTGCTCAGATACGCATGTCTCGGTGCGAGACTGGACGACTGGACAGACCGCGATCAACCCGTTCCCCACCGGCTTTATCCCAGGCCTGTCAAATCGTGCCTTTGCTGTCGGCGGCCCGGCGCTAGAGACTCAAAATCTGCAAGGCACGAATGACGTGGCAGCGTTTACGATTTATGAGGGGGTGATGACGGAAGGTCAACAAGCGCTGACTGCTGCTCGATTTAGGGCGTACTGTGATGGGGTAGGTATTCTGCTGTAATACCAATGGCCGAGTTCACTCTCGGCCATTGCATTTATGTAATTCCGCTTCACATAGTGAAAATATTTCCACCTCAATTTATCTCGCATATTCCCGCGCATTTATCGCGCCGCGCATCATTAAACGGCGGAAGGTGCAGGAAGGGAAATGACCTGCCGCGC